CACATTTTTGCTCGTGACGGCCGCGCCCGCGTCGGCCTGAACGATACGAACAAGATGTGGTCTTTCCTGAAAGTGCTTCAGGATAAGGGAAAACATTTCCCTTCGTCTGCCGTCGGACATTCGTCCGATTGGAAGTCTGCAACAGATTATCTGTTGCATGATCTCATTGAGATCATGTGGAAGAATTTCCTCCAGGGTCTTGACCCTACACACCCATTTTGGGTGTTCGCCAGTTTAATCTGGACCCCAAGAAGAATTTTCTTGGATCCTCGTCTTTCCGAGGATAGAAGCATGTATATTTCTACACGCGGCTCCTTTATGGGGGAGCCTTTGAGCTTTTTGACGCTCACCCTCTTCAACCTGGTTGTTGAAGACATGTCAAATTATTATGGCATGACGGGGCTGCCTTTCGCCAGCCTCCCCTTGTTGGACTTTGTTTCCAACGTCCCCGCAGCAATTTGCGGGGACGACAACGCGTCACTTCGCAAGTCTGCGAGGGTTGCCGGTCTCTTCCGGCAAATAGTTAATGATCTGGGTATGAAAACCTCGACCAAAGACGTAGACTCGAAACGAGTCTTGATCTTCTGTGAAGATCATGTTCTCATGAAATTCCATGAGATGGAAGGCTGGACCTTCCAATATGTCGACGTAATTAAATGCCGACTCCTGACCACTATGGCCAGGCAGGGAACCGAACATGGTTCCGCTGTCCTTGGTAAAGGACATGCTTTGGGCCATCAGTTGGACTGGCTCAAGCACCGCGACACAACTCGTGTCGTAACGTTCATTTATGAACGTCTTATCGACCGTCAATTTGGCGGTACCCTGAATAAAATCAGGTTGCCTATCCACCTGCCACCAAATTGTGGCGGGGCTGGTATCCCAATTGAATGGGACCAGCTACCCCAGTGGGAGGTCGACTACGTAAAATTCGTAGGATGGCTGACCGAACAGCCATGGGACTTGAACACTTTCAAGTCGCTCCTTCTTTTGAAGGGGCTTTCAGGCCGTAACAAGTACGGTATCCTGTCCCCGGTTATTCCGGAGAGACTGGTGTCGGATCTCGCTTCCTACACCGTGGCCGAAAGTCCGGTCAGCCTCGGAAGTTCCGAGGGCTCTTATATGTACTCTGATGTACAGATGCGCATTTTAATTACGCAGTCGGGTGTCGAAATCCCGACGAACGAAGCAATAGGCTTCGCGACCAACTATCGTTTGTTGGTAGATACGGCCCGAGAAATCGGGTTCATCCCAATGTGGGATGCGATCGACCTCATCGAACGCGTACTCATTTTTAATGAGCACCTCACAATTAGTGAGGAGGCCCCCGTTGCGGAGGCCTATACTCTTAGTCGTTGGATTAAGAGGAGTGCCAGATCCTGGCACAAGGTCATGAAACGTCATGGCCGGTCGTACAAGGATTACGACCCGTCGAAGATACGATCATCAGCCGACCTTTCGTGGCGGCTTCGACGTCTCTTCAACGGCTTTGTACTGGAACAAAGCATCTACCGAATTATCGGTGGTTACGGACCCTCGCTGAGGTTCACATTCGCCGCAGATCGTGGCGCGGACTGGAGTCCAGTCCTTAAGAGGCGCAATAGGTACGCCCCCGCCGTGGAGAACTCACGGCTTGTCACTACATTCCAGCTCGACAAACTGGACTTAGTAGAGCTCGAAAACGAGCTCGTCGACGATTCGTCGACTGGTGCTGTCCAGGCGGGATGACCCCTTCCAAAGGTCATAACGCTATCCGGGCAACCGGACGTGAACCTTAGTCCACGCACCCTGAGTAAAGTTTTAACTCACATGGGTATTAAACCATGGAAAGCAGTG